CCCCTTCAAACTCAACCATTGGCGGCTTGAGAACATTTAACTCAAGACAGGCACTGTATCGATGCCAGCCATCAAGTATCTTGCCCTCATACACAACAATCTTTTCGCGCACACCGTTCTGATCAATGTCATCAATCAGGTCTTTAAATGCCTCTGGCGACATAGGGGGAAACGCGCTGCTCAACGGATGCTGTTCAAAGGTTTTCATTTCTTCTCCAGTTCAGGCCAGATCTGAGGCCAAATTTTTGGGAACAACTGCTTTCGACCAATCACACCCTTAGTGCTTTGCTCCAGCGGATACGCCAGAAGTATCAGCTTTGCCATTGGGATTGCCTTCATGTGTCGCCAATCGCTCACCGTAGATAAAGCACTCCCACTAATGACCGCCGCGTTTGTCGTCCCACCTAAAAGATCAATGATCTCTGTCGGCGTTATTTTATGTGTCATAAGACCCCCTGTAAATTAAAAGTTGACATCTTATTCTACTTAGCGAATAATTGCAACTGTCGCCAATGCGGTGACGCGAAGAAAGGATGTTACGATGGATGACTGGCACTACCAGATGGAGCTTGAGCGGCAGCAAATGTTGGAAGAAGCATTGCTCCGCGCAGAGCGAAAAGAAGCTAACGATGATGACTGGAAGGTCATCTACTTTGAATGTGGAATGACAAGGAGAAACAAAAATGAGTCTACTAATATCCGAACCTAAAGGCGGGGACTATGTTCTGCCTCCCGTAGGAAATCATCTGGCGCGGTGCTATCGTGTCATTGATCTGGGTACACAAAAGACAACGTGGCAGGGTGTTGAGAAAGCACAGAAGAAGGTAATGATCGTCTGGGAGTTGCATGGTGAAGACGAATCAGGTAACCCGCTTGTTACTGATGATGGTCGTCCTCTGGCTGTCTCTAAGCGGTTCACGCCAAGCCTTAGTCCTAAAGCTTCACTTCGCGCATTTCTTGTAGCGTGGCGCGGCAAGCAGTTCTCGGGCGATGAGCTTGAAGGTTTTCATCTCAAGCATATCCTCGACAAGTGGTGCATGGTTAACATGACCCACGATAAGGGATCCAACGACAAGACTTACGCCAACATCTCCAATATCTCTAGCGTCCCCTCAGCAATCCGTAAGGCGGGACTTCCAGAGGGCGTTAATCCCTTAGTCTGGTTTGACATCGATCATATCGATATGGAGGTCTACACCGCTTTCCCAGACTACCTGAAGAACATCATTGCTTCAGCGCCCGAGTGGAAGATGAAACAAGAGCAACCTGACGTTGCGCCCCGTGACTTAGATGACGATGTGCCTTTTTAGGAGAGATGAGATGACCCTTGTAGTTTCCAATCAAGACCACCCAGCCGAGTCAACGCATTGGTACACCTCTGATGGTGTCCCCGCTTATCAAGTAATGGGTAAAAGCGGGAATATGCGCAACACAACGCTGCGGGATGCCAGAACGAGCAACTTAGTTCCCTCTGTCACTACGATCATTAAGTCTGCAGCAAGTCCGGGCTTAGAAGTGTGGAAGATGGAGCAGATGCTTCTGGCTGCACTTACTTTACCGCGCATTGAGGGAGAAGCAGAGAAAGACTTCCTCAGCCGAGTCAGGCATGACTCTAAGGAGCAGGGAAGGATGGCAGCAGAGCGTGGTACAGCCATTCACGCCTCAGTAGAGGGATACTACAAGGGCAATGGCTCTGGAGCGCACCCAGAGCATATATGGGGCGTTAGGAGAGAGATTGAGGCGCGGTATGGTTTTAAGAACTGGATCACTGAACGTGCGTTTGCTTCGGATCTTGGTTTTGGTGGAAAAACTGACTTGGCTTGTGAGGCAGCAGTTCTAGATATCAAGACCAAGGAATTTGGCATTGACAACCTTCCCAAAGGCTTTGATGAGCAGCTAATGCAACTGGCTGCATACAGGGTAGGTCTTGGCGTTCCGAAGTCTAGGTGCGCAAACGTGTTTGTCTCAGTGACTAACCCCGGTCTAGTCCATGTTGTCGAATGGTCAGAGGAGGACTTGGCTAAGGGTTGGAAGATGTTCTGTGGGTTACTTGATTACTGGTATGCAAAAACAGGACTTGTCCGTCTTATTGGAGAAACAAAATGAAAAAAGAAACCAAAGCAACACGCATTAGAAAACTTCTGCGTACTGGTGCGAGTGCATCTACCGTTGCGAAAACAATAAAGTGCAATATCAGCTATGTCTATCAAGTTAATAAAGAAGTGGATAAAAATGCAACGGCAGAGACTACAGGTGTGCTTGAACGCCCGAATGCGCTAGACCATTGGGAGAACGTCCCCAAATCAATCCTCGATGAGGCGCAAGGCATTATCTGGGGTGATCGTGAGAAGACCTACGGGGAGCCTGATGTGAACTTGAAGCGGATTGCAAGTATGTGGAACGCATATCTGTATTCAAAATGCCTTAACGCAGAGAACAAGACCAAAATATCCGCAGAAGATGTGTGCTGGATGATGGTTATGTTGAAAGCATCGCGGCAGATGAATACGCCTAAGCGCGACAATCTTACTGATGCAGCAGGGTATATAGGACTAATCGAAAGGATACAGAAATGACAGCCAAATGGAGCAGCATCAAGCGCGGTACAAAGGAACACAAGGAAGCGCGGTTCACCCCGCCCTCACCCCCCGCCAGCAAGAAAGGAACGGGCTACCCTAGTCACCAGCCGTTCAAGAAGCCATGAAGGAAGTAACGTACTTGAAGAACAAGAATGGTGGGAAATGGGTCTTGCTTTCTCTGATTGGCCCGTTAGAGACAGACAAAGACAAAGCAATCCGTTTAAAGAATGAGAGACAGATGAGGGACTGGATGGCTTTTACTCCTGTCAGTGGAACGATTCATGCTGGTATGTGGACGCAACTGATTATTGCTCAGCCCCCAGTCAACAAAAAAAGTAAAGTTAAATGACCATCAAAGAGTATGCAGTCCTGCACAAAGTATCCTTGTCCACCGCCCGTAACCGTCTTGAGTTGCTTGTGAAGGAGGGCAAGATGAAGCGGGTGGAAGGGACTAGGGCGTTACCGAGGGGCGGTAAGGGTAAGACCATCGACTACAAGGAGATGATATGAGCGAATACAACATAAGGAAGAGGGCAGAGGCGGTTGCCTACCTCAAGTCAAGGGGTAAGCATCTACTGAGTACCAACTACGTGCCTACAGATTCGGCACATACCAACGTCAAAGAAACCATGAAAAAGTATGTGGTAGAAACCAACGGAAAAGCGGTTGCCGTTGCGGAGATGAACGGTGGATAAAAACACCTTAAAGAAATTAGCCATCCATCATCACAAAAGACCGATCAGTTTTAATGGTAAAAAATGGTTGTACGAAACAACATTAAAAAATGTTGAAGTGATGGCAATTGCTGGTGGGTGGGCAATGGTACGACTGCCCAAGTGCGCCCCATACTTATGTGAAGAAAAAGAATTGAGAAATTTGGAGGAGTTTAAGAATGAAACGAACAAAGTGGTATAGCGGCGACCAGAAGCCGGTCTATGTCGGCGTGTACGAGCGCAAGTTTGGTAAAGCTTCTGGCTATTACCCGAACACAACATTTTTTACTCGTTGGAATGGGGAAAATTGGTCAAAAAACAGAGTCACAGTAGATAGCGCAAATGCTCAAACACATTGGGCGCACTTGCAATACTTACCGTGGCGGGGGTTAGTCAAATGACAGCACAAGAGTACGGGCAAACCCTAACGCCTAAAGTCGGTGAGTCTGCTGCGCGTAGAAAGCTAGAGCAAATGGTGAAGGAAGGCAAGATGAAGAAAGGCGTTAAGACCTATCAGACCTTCTGGGGTAACACCAAGAGAACGGTTAAGCAGTCTGATTACACGGAGGTGGTGAAATGAGTGATGCTGAAACTAGCGCGGTCTACGCACAGGAAATAATGCGCCTCAAGAAAGAGATTGCCGCCCTTCGCCAAGACGCATCATCTAAGTGGGCATTTTTGGAGTGGCGGGACAGGGCAGAGAAAGCCGAGGCCGAGAACGCCGCCCTGCGGGACTGGGGTGAGCCGGTGGCGTGGTGCTGGATGGACGAGGAAATAGGTTTTGGTTTTCCGCCCGATGCGGTATCACAAGAAGCAACGCTTCTTTACGCAAAAAAGGAGGAAGGGAAATGAGTGAGTACGCAGACGGGTTCGATGACGGGAAGGGTGAAAAGTTTGACGAACTTATGGTAGAGATCGTTGCCTTGCGGCAGCAGTTGAAAGAGGCAGAGGTTGATGCCGCGAGGTATGGTCGTGTCAAACAGTTTTTACAGTATGGCGATGGCAGCACTTTGGATGCGCGGGGTACGGATAGCGCGGCGTTTGATGCGCTGATTGATGCACTCGCAAAGGAGGAAGGGAGATGAGTGATACACCAAGGACGGACAAGTTGTTTTTCCCCTACGGCAGAGATCATACCGCCGCTGCGGAACCTAGCCTACTGGTTTGCATGACGCAATACGAATTGCTTGAGCGCGAACTCGCCGCCCTGCGCCTGAACTTGTCCGTGACGATGGAAGAACTTGGCGAAATGCGCGACAGGGCAGAGAAAGCCGAGGCCGAGAACGCCACCCTGCGGGAGCAGTTGAAAGATTGCTCCGCCGTGGTTGACAGGCAGCAAGAAATGCTAGACAGGAACGCAGAGCAAATCGCCGCCCTGCGGGAGCAGATCAAATGGGTGTTGCACGAATTGAAAACAGCCGCAGACAGGCTAACGGATTGTCAGCAAACGACTATATCAGCGAGGGATTGCATTGGTCGAGTTGAGGCAGCTATGAAGGAGGAAGGGAAATGAGTGACGGGACTACACACTACGCAGGGTGCATCCAAGCTGGGCCGAAGCACTATGAGTGCGCCCTGCAAGAGATTGGACGGTTGCGACTGACGATTACACACCTACGGGTAAAGCTGGAAAAGAAAGAGTGGGTCGGTCTGACGGGGACAGAAATCAATCACATATTTGCAAAAAATGTCGGTTACCAAGAACGCATGATGAAAGACGTAGAGAACCTGCTCAAGGAGAAGAACACATGAATCAGCAACAATCAGAAGCATATTGGCTGGCAGCAGAGCTAGACCCACTAGGCGGAGTTGAATCGGAAGCAGCTAGTGAACTACGCCGCCTGCATGAAGTGAATACTGAACTACGTGAGAAGGTAGCGGCGATGGAGAAATCATACGAGGACTTGGCGAGCAACTTAGCACTCGCCAACAAGAATGCCCGTATGTTTCAACAGCGCTGGCAGTTGGCTGAACGCTTGAGTCCCAGACGACAGGGGCCAATCAATCTTGATTACTGCGGCGCGCCGCACCTAAAGGAAGATTGAGGAGAGCAACGATGAATAAAGACGAAACAGACGCAATGGTAGAGGCGCACCGTGAGGCTGCGTGGAGGCATGGGTTTCTCTGCGGGTTCGCTTGGGCTGCTTTGGCTGTGATCCTTGCTGCGGGTATCTCTGCGGTATGGACGATAGCGCATCAACCGGCGAAGGTAGACGTACTCAAGATTGAGAAAAAGAAATGACCCGCATCCAACGGCGCAGGATAACCAAGTGGAAGATGAGACGGGTAACGAATATCAACGCATTAGTCAGGAGCATATTGAAATAATGGATGATTACTCATTACACCTAATCAAGATCAAGCAACTTAGAAATGATGCTCACGCCGCCCTTTCAGACAAGAAATGGGAGGAAGCCCGTGATCTCATAGATAAGATTGCAGAAGAGGCTAAAATGATCAGTATGTACTGCACTAGGAGACTGACATGAAGATGCGAGATAGCTGGGCTGATATAGCAGAGGACGGGCATCCCATGATCGACTGGGAACAAGCCGTGGAGTACGCCATAGCCTTCGATAGCGGCTCTAGGGGCTACGATGAGGCTCTGGGTAAGCTAATCACCACAGTGCAGCGTATCGCCTTTGAGCGAGGCTTTGAGGCAGGTATGAGAGCCAAGCATCCAGAAGAGCTACTTCTCACAATGACGATGGGGAACGCATGAATAAGGAAGAGTTGGAAGATATAGTAAAACAAGTATATTTCCGTTGCAAAAATAACGATCCTGACGGGCTTTACCCTGTCGAGGTGGATCTGATTGAGTTCTCCTCAAAGCTCATAGCCGCTCTGGAAGCAAAAAAAGCCCCTGACTAAGCAGGGGCGAAGGGGACACCAGTCACTTGTACTGGTATGGCTATTTTACTCTAAGCTGGCGCAAAGCTTCTTCAGAGAAGCCTGCATTGGGGAACAACCTCATCACGTTCTCTCCAGCCAATTTACCCAGCGGGATCCCTGCCCCAATAAGCGCACCAACACCCCTAACAGGGGCGGGGACGAACGGCAACGCGGCTAAGGTGCTACCTGTTGCTGCCGCCGTGTCTAGCCCCGCCTGTGCGTAATCTAGGGGAGACCTAGCCCTCTTAGCCGACTCGTAAGCCTCATACCCCTGCAATCCAGCCCCAGCGCCAGAGATAGCCTGTAATGTCTTTGGATAACGCCCTATGAATTCCCCTGCCTTCTCTAACGCAGTAGATACGGGAGAAAAGAATCCAGATGGAACGCGCCCTCTAGCTTCGGCAAGTTTTTCCATCTGCCTCTCTAATTTGTCAGAAGACGTTCCCATCTTGCCAACACCCTTTAGATCTTGAGTTGTTTGCCTTACGTCTTGAGCAGCTACATTCCTAGCCTGTCCAGCCTGTTGCAAGTCGTTTTGCAACGACAGATCACGCAATGCAACATATTGAGCCGTGTTTGCCCTTTGCGCTGCTTGCTGAGCAAGTCTTTCAGCGTACTCTTGATCTAGCACATTTGCATATCGGGACGGTTGCGCAATGGATCCACCACCAGTTGGCGTCCTAAAGTCCCCCATCCCCAACTGCCGCGTCTTCTCTACGTTTGCATGATATCGATCAGCAATGTCTCCAGCACCCATTCCACGGACATTCTTGCCAGTCGTCATGTCTTGCGCTTGACTTGCCAATGCCTCTGGGATGTCGTTCATTGCCCTAGTGTAATTAGTAACACCAGAAGCATTAGGGACAGTCCTCCTAGCCAACTCAGCAGTCTCAGAAATAGACTCCACCGTAGGAAGTTTATTCTGCGCAATTTCTGACTTGATCGCGAACAAAACATCTTCAGCCTGACGAAGAGCCATTTGCCTAGCTCGTAACTCTTGAGTCAGTTCCAACTGCCCCATTGGGTTCCCGCTGACCGCAGCGCGACTCATTGCCTTTCTATAATCAGCGTCAAGATCTCCAACCTTTTGCTCAAGGAGATCAACAATCTTTCTCCGCTTATCGATGGAGTCACTTGGAGAACCAAATACCTGATTCAGAGCGCCAGAGAGAAAGCCAGCAGCACCACCAGCGATAGCCGCACCAATTGGCGCTAAAGGATCGCTAGGTGGGGAAGATCCAGCAGGGGGAGGTGGCCCAGCACTATCTTTTGCAATCTGTATATTATAGATGGCATCTTTAAGACTCTCATCTTTAACTGGAGCAGCACTCTCTGCAGGCTTTGGCTTGTCTCCAGCAGGGGCAACACTTTCTGCAGGCTTTGGTTTATCCCCAACATAAATATTATAAATTGGGTTATCGAGTGGGCTATCCATATGACTCCTACTTTTTATTTGCAGATTCTAGTGCAACGTAACGATTACCCCAATTTTCCCACGCTTTGTTGTACCCACTAGAAGGATCGGTGAAGTAAGCAGCAGGATCCCGACCCATTGGCTGAGACTTCCTAAACTGACCATAGCTGTTCCACATATCTTTATAAGCATCTTGATTGCTGTACTGATGCTTCGTCCAATACAAAATAGAATTAGCTGTTTGACTTGGAGTTGCCATCTGAGCTTGGAAGAGGCGTGCATCATTATCAGTCGGATTTATACCAAGAAGACCTTTATTCATCCTCATGTTGCTAAGAAATTCATTAGCCAAAATCTGCGTGATTCTGGTCAATTTTTCTCTTTCCTGTTTGTCCAATTTTAAATTAGCAACAATGCTATCAACGCCCGGAATAGAAGCAGTATAGTTTCCAACCCTTATCCCGTCTTGCGCTGCGGTAAGGGCAGCATTTAACAAACCACTTTCTTGAAGCAATCCAACAACTTTTGGATTTGTTGAAACAATCTCGGCAAGCTCTTTCAAATTTGCTTGAGACTGTGCAATAACTTGCGGATCATATTTTAAAAGTGAAGCAACTTTCTCTTGATATACTTTATCTTCAGCTTCAGTTCTTGTTTTTGTAAGATCTGCAAGAAGTCTATTTTGTTCTGCCAATGGCAAACGTGGATCAATTTGATTTGGATCTATTGTTTGTGGCCCACGAATACTAAATTTAACAGGATTAGGATTTCCTTTATTTGCTTCCGTTAATG